TATATTCCTATAGCAACTGAATTTTCTTCAATTGAACCAACATAATCATGATTACTATTTATATCATTAAAAGTAATACCACCACTCATATCTATACTATTTGAAATATTTACATTACCAATTATATTTAAAATACCATTAGCAACACTAGTTTCCAACTGTATATTTGTTGCGTTAAGGTAAATTGACAAACCTGAATAATCTATGTTTAAATTACCACTAGTAGTGCCACCACTAGTAATACTCAACCCATATTTAGTACTTTCATCATAAACACCATTTATAGTGTTACCACTAGAAAAAATAATAGTACCACCAGATGTAGTATTCGAAAAAGAAATATTACCATTAACATCTAAATTACTGTTAAAACTTACATCATATTCAAATTCATTATATCCAGTAAATATTTGAGGACTACTACTTGATCCATTATTAACAAAAGCAATATCATTTGCTGATGATAAAATTGAATTATCATTAAACGTAATCCCACTATCACTAGTAGAACAAATAATAGATTTATTAAAAGTATTATTATTCGTAAATGTTTGATTAGCATTAACAAAAACAATATCTGTCGATGTATTATTATTACTAAAAGTTACAGTATCACTAAAAGTTACAGCAGTATTACCACTAAAAGTTACAGTATTACCACTAAAAGTTACAGTATCACTAAAAGTTTGAGATGATATAAATGTATTAGATGCATTAACAAAAACAATATATGTTGATGATAATAATTGTGAACCATCATTAAACGTAATCCCACTACTACCAGTAGAAAAAACAATATTACCACTAATATCTATATTATTTAAAAATGCGTTATATCCATAAAATGTTTGAGGACTACCATTTAATCCACCATAAAGATAAACATCTCCTCCTCCTCCTCCAGTTCCTATAGGACTACCATTAACTAAAACATAAGTTGCAACTAAATTAATTGTATGTTTATCACTAATGATTAATCCACCTGGATAAGATCCAGAAACATCTATAATAGTTGAATTTTCTTCAATTGAACCAAAATAATTATTATTATTACTTATATCATAAAAAGTAATATTACCACTAATATCTATATTACCACTAACATCTAAATTATTAAAAATTTTTACATTACCCGAATTATTATTAATAATGTCATTAGTATTATTATAACTATTCCAAAATTGAGTACTTAAAAAATTAGCACTAATATCACTTTCGAAATTAATAAAAGAATTGGGTTGTCCTACATTTTGAGTGACTAATAAATTATTGGATGTATTATATTTATTGCTAACAATATTATTTTTAGCAGCAAAAGTCGTTCCTCCGAATTGTCTAAATGACATATATAAATAAGTTATTAAATTTTTGTATTAAATAACTTATAAGAATTGTATATAATGGGTTATAATATAGAAATTTCATTTAATTTGCTTAAGAATAGTAATGTATGTAATTTACAAGAAATGGTAAAAAATAAAGCATATGAATATGGTTGTATTTCTTGTTATGAAGATTACGAATATAATTCATCATCAAAAATGATTCGTAATCATTGTATAATAACGTGTAATTTTGATATTACAAATATGAATTTATCTAAATTTATAAATTTAATAAAAAATAAGAAGGAATTATATTTAGAATCGATTTATGATGATGAAAAAAATATATTAGTGTATGCTTCAAAATATTATAGTACACAACAAATGAATGAAAAAAATGTGAAAGATGTGAAAGATTGTAAAATGATTTAGAGTTTATTGGATAGTTAAATATTTAGAATTAGATTTAGAAATATTATTTGGTTTAGATTTAGATTTAGATTTAGATTTAGATTTAGAAATATTGTTTAAGTTAGAGTAAGATTTATATTTTGTCAAATATTTTTTATTAGTTTTATTTTTAGTTTGATAGTTAGATTTATTCATATATGATAAAGGTAATGGTAATAATGGTGGACGTGTATTAAAATCGTGTTGAAGTCTTTTATCAATAGATAAAGTATCAGTTTTAGGATTTAATATTTTATCCCAAAATTGATTATTATAAAAATTATTTTTATCTAATTTTAAATTGGAATGCTGAATATTTCCATTTTTATTAATATCTAGAGAGAGATTTCCAATATCTCCATTAAAATTAGAATCCCACTTTACTTGATTAAAGTTAGTAGGATGTTGTTTATTTTGACTATCATAAATAAAAGATTGTGAAAATCCTTTATTTTTAAAATAAGTATTTGACATTTATATATATTAAATAAAATAAATATATAAAATATGGAATTAAAATATGTTGAATTAGATAATACAGATAATACAAATAATACAAATAATGAAAAGTATTGGGAGTCTCAAGTAAAAGTTCAGCCTATAAAAAAGAAAGTGTCATTTGATGATATATTATTAAATATGAATTTAGTAGTAAATAATGCTGGTGTATTACAATTTATATCTCCACTACAAAATAATGATTTGATAAACCAAGAATCAGAAGTATATTCAACAAATGGAAAATTTCAGAGTATTAGAAGAATGAATAATTCTAGTTTTTCACAAAAAACAAAAGAAGAATCTGTAGAACCAGTTGTAAAACATAGTTATATTTATAATAAATATTTTAAAGATTATAAAAATCCAGGTGAATCAATACCAGAAATAAGAGTACCTCGATCAATGGAAGAATATAAAAGAATGTTATTAGAAGATAAAATAAAAAATATAAAAGAAAAGAATAGAATTTCTCAAATTAAATCAAAGAAATTAATATTTACAAATACTGGAAATATAAAAGCAAGTACTCCAGTTAGAATGATGAGATTTAATTAATAAACTGAATTTATTTTTATCTAAATTAATTAAATGCATTGTTCGTTGATTATATGATGTAAATGTGTGGTTTGTGTTGTAATATTTGTAATAGTTATTCTACATAAAGGACAAATAGTATTTTTTCTTGTATTAATGTTACTTTTAATTAAATTTTTAAGACAATTACCACAAAATAAATGATTACAATTAAGTAAACAGAATTCTGTAGTATCAAGTACTTCCATACAAATACAACATTCATTATATTTTTCTTCTTCTTTATTAATATTTATAAAATCGCAAGTAACAGTAATAGGAGGAGGAGGAGGAGGAGTATAAATACTTTCTGAAGTAAGTCCTTCAGTATCATTCATAGTATAATATTCAACATCATTTATAGTAATAGTAGTAGGGAATCTATCAATAAACCAACGAGGAACTTCAATTTCTTCCTGATGAATAATATTATTATTAGCTTCATCTTCCTCCTGATGAATAATATTATTATCTTGATTAGGAATAATATTATTATCTTGAATAAAAATGATGTTACCACTAGGATCAATAATTGTTGTAAAAACGTATCTGTTGTCGTTGTTCATTCTGTTGTAAATATTAAATATAATAATAATATATATTTAAGTAGTATTCATTTTTTTTATAAATTAACTATTAGAAACAATATCAAAATCCATTAAAGAATTAGAAGAATCTGAATTTTTACTATTTTTATCTTCATTATTTAAATTTTTATCATTTTTATCATTTTTATCATTATGAGATGTATTTATTTTATAATCGAATAATTTGATAACATTAGGGAATTTATTTAAAGAAAATATATTATTTTTAGATAAGTTGCCTTTTTCAAGTGTATCAAACAATTGATTAGTTAAATGAATATTATTATTTAATAATTGATTAGTTTTATCAAATTTATTAATTAATTTATTAAATTTAGCATCATGTAAATGTAAATTATATTTAATATGTTGTTTTTCAATCTCTTTAGATTGTTTTAAATATTTATCTTGACTACCATAGGGATCCATAATATCTTCAATAAAAGTGCTTAATTTTCGTGGATCCGTAATTTGAGAATCTAAATTATAACCACATAAAATCCATCTTCTAAATATTAATTTTTTATTTTTTTCAGCATTTTCGATTTCTTTAACAAACATATCATCAATAATAGAAAAAGCGGATTTTAAAATTAATAAATTAGTGATATGTTTATCTTTTTCTTTTTGAGCTTTAGAAATTTCGAGTTCTAAATTAGATATAGTAGAATATTTTTTATTTTTATTTTTTTTAGATTTTAAAACAGCAATTAAATAATTTTTTTGATTTTTGATTTCTTTTAATGAATTAATTTTACGTTTTCGTATATCTTCTAATTTTTTAATAATTAAAAATACATTAGTATTATAAATGATAGAATAACGTATTCGAATATCTTTTGGAATAATAAAATGATTGGTTTCTTTAATTTCATTAATTTTTTTTTCAATATCATCAATTTTTGTTTTAATTAAACTTTTATCAGTATTATCTTTATTGAATAATAGGGTAGTTCCGGATAAAAATTCAATAGATGTTTGTAATTTATCATATTGATGAGATGATATTTTATGTGCTTCAGAAGCTGCATCTAATTTTAAATAATTTACAAGAGCTAATAAAAAAGCGATTATTCCATTAACACAAGCTATTAAATAAGAACCCCAAAAATAATCTTTAACAATGGATGATAAAACGGTTGCTCCTGTAGATAATAATATAGCAGGCATCATAATTGAATTTAATCTATATTCACAATATGCTTTAGATTCCATATAAATAATTTTTTGTCCTTTTAAATAAGTGGCTAATATATCAAGAGCACTAGAATGATATTCATTTTCTGAGAAATAATTTTCATTAATTTCTTTTTCAACTTCTTTATAAGTAAATTTTTTAAATGTAATAATTGTATTATTATTATTTAATTTCATTATATTATTTGATAAATCTTTATTATTAGATAATAATTTATTTACATCAATGATTTTATGTAGATGATCATAATCATCATCCTCATCATCATCATTGAGTTGAAAATTGTTTTCATTATTAAGTTCATCATTTACATTAAGTTCATTATTTACATAATTAAGTTCATTAATATTATCATAATCATCTAAAAACTGATGATTAGTATGACTTAATTTAACAGATAAATCATATTGTTGATTAATTTCGATATTATCTATTATATTATCAGTTGTATTTGTATTTTCCATATTATTATTTGTAATATCTATATTCATATATATTTTCTTTAAATATATTATAATATAATGAGTAAAACATATAAAGGAGGACAACGAGGAATTGCAACAAAAGGATGGAAGAATGAAAAACCCGGTTATCGAGAAAAAACTATAATGTTAAATAAATGTGGTAAAAAGTGTTTTTTAGGTGAAAATAAATCATTTCCAATTTGTAAAAAAAAAACATGTAAAATAAGTTCAAAGGGGGTATATTCTGCTTACATTAGAGCACGTCAATATAAACATCATACTATATCAAAAAAAGCAAATAAGAAACTTATAAAAATGAAAGTTAAAAGATAATTTTTCTTTCTAAATTATTAATTGTTTTTATTTAAATAATAAAAGAAAGAAAGATAAAATAAAAATTATTATTAATTTAAATAAAAATGAATAAAATTATAAATTATATAAATTATAATATAAGTTAAATAATGTTGTTGTATTTTTACAATATATTCAAAAAAAAACAAACTGAAAATGATGAATGGGGATATTTTATAGATTTAGAAAATACTTCATTCAATTGTTCAAATAATGAAGAATTGATTCGTATAAAATATAAAGTTCCTTATTATAATAATATGGTTGAATATAATGATGATGAAGAAAATGAAAATAATTTAAAAAAGAATGATAATTCTTTTTATGTATTGATTATAGTAGGATTTTTATATATTAATATACAAAATATGATATATAATATAATAAATATTATATGTTATTGGTATCAGTATTAATATTAGTATTATTAGAATTATATACTAAATAATCTAAATAATTATTAGCACCACAAATAGTATTTCCAAATAAATTACCACAAGGGTCTATATTATAATTTATATAAGGTATTAAATTTGGTGTATTATTAATAGTTGTAGGAATATTATTATTTGTATAATTTTGAATAACAGGAACATCTAATAAATTTAAATTTGTAATTAAATTAATATATAAATTAGATTTGTTAATATCATTAACTTTTTTTTTACAAAATAAAACATTAGATTTTTTATTATATGTATAATCACTTGCATTTTGATTATTAGTAAATACTTTAAAAGTTTTATTACACGAAGTAATATTAAATGAATTTGCCATATAAAGTATATTAATATTATAAGTAATAAATTTATAACATTATAATATATGGCTGAATATGTTTTAAAAAAAACAAAATTGTTTCCAGAAACAATTTGTTTTAATAAATCTAAATGGAAATGGGTATATGGAGAATGTGGTGGAATAAATTTAAATGGAGAAGATCAATATACTTTATTAGGAGGTGGTGCTACTTCAAAAACTTATGTAAATACAACAAAAACAAAATTAGTTAAAATAATATTTCAAAGTGATTTTGCAACTCAAGGTGAATTTATAGAGAATTGTATGAATGAAGTTGGATTACAATCAGAAGTAAGTAGAATGGATATGGCTCCTATAATTTATTTACACGGTTATGTAGAACCTAGTTCAGAATATAAATCCATATTTTTAAATAAACCTTTTTATTTTATTGTAATGGATTATTTATTAAGTTATAGTGAAGATGAAGATGGATGGGAAATAATAATAATGAATCCTCATTTAAAACAACAGTTAAAACTTCAATTATATAAATTTATTACAGATTTAGTAACACAAACAGGAATATATAATACTTTAGATCCTTATGTTCATTTTTATTATAATGACTCAACTCATAAAATATATATGATTGATTATGGAACTTGTAAAAAATGTATAGATACAGATGAAAAATTGATTAAAATTGAAGAAATGTTTAAATTATTATATCCAGAGGATGAAGAAAGTGTATCATCATCATCAAAACCAGTTGCGACATCATTAAGTGCGATTTCAATGGTAACAAAAGGTGGTAAAAGTAAAAAAAGGAATAGAATAAAGAGAATGAAAATAATAAATATAACAAAGAAACATAAAAAGAAAAAGATATAATTTAATAAATCAATTTAAAAAATTCATTTGTATTAAATTAATTAATTAATGGAAGAAGAAAAACAAGATTCAAATATAAAATGGGAAAATACAATTGAATTTACTTTTCCTATAGTTGGTGGAAAAGTAATTAAAGTATATGATGGAGATACTATAACAATTGCTTCTAAATTACCATATGAAAAGTCTCCATTATATAGATTACATGTAAGATTAAATGGAATTGATACACCAGAAATGAAAGGTAAAAATATTTCATTAGAAGAAAAAGAATCTGCAAAAAAAGCGCGAGATTTTGTATCTAATTTGACTTTAAATAAATATGTAGAATTAAAAAATATAAAATCTGAAAAGTATGGACGTATTTTAGCAGATGTATATATTGATAATGTAAATTTAAATCAATTATTAGTTGAAAAATTATATGCAGTTGTATATGATGGTAAAAAAAAACAAAAACCATCTTCTTGGACAAAATATAATCTTACAGGTGAGTTTTAAAATCATACATCATAAAATACAATTATAGAAATGAAATATTTATTTATTTTATTAAATAAATATTTCAAATACTTAAATACTTAAATATCATATACAGTAGTAAGATTTATACAAAAACTATAATCCATATTATTTAAATCAATCACTCTACCATATTCATCTAATAATTGAATATTCATAGATTGAATATTCACTGGACCAAAATATTCACGAGGAGTTGTTATAATATTTAAATTATTTTGTTCTGTAACATTAAATGCGTTAAATGTATTTAATTGAGTTGATATACGTGCTAATATATTTTTATTTAATATTGATGAATTATAAGCACAAATAAAATTATTATTTACATTATTATTATAATCATCCACAACTAAAAAAATGTATTTAGGACCACTAATATCAACACAACCTTCTGATACATAATTTAAATTATTGTTATAAATACCATTTCTAAAACCAAGAAACCATCCAAATTTTAATGGTAATGGCGTATTTAAATCACTCAGTCCATTAATATCTGCTTGAAAATTAAGTGAAATATTTGTATTATTATCATTTATATTAGTAAATCCAACTAATGTTTGACAACTTCCTGTTGTTGAATTTGTTAAATTAATCACAAAATTCACATTGTTAAAAGGAGAACCTGCTAACAATAATTGATTATTTATACATGTCATAATAGAAGTATTATCATAATTTCCATCTGGAATATTAATTACAGTAGTTGATTCATTCACTATTATAGTAAAATAATTATTTCCATATTGTTTAGATACTACATAATAAGTATTTGGCAATTCAATCGATACTAAACGCATTTGTAAAACATTGTTCATGTTAATTGGTAAACTAAAATTAAAATTGGTTGAAGCAGAATTAAAATAATTCTCTCTAAATTTAGTATCAATATTTAAATTTTTTATTATAGTTCTTTTTTTTAGTGGATTTATTACTCCTGCAAAAAATTCACTTGGATAAGAATTCACATAAGGAGTTTTTATATTCTCTCTTGTTTGAACCATATGTTCTTGTATGTTTTCTATTTCTGATGATTGTAGTTTATTATTATTATTATATAATTTATCTATTTTTTCTTTTAATGAATCTACCTCATTTTTATCTTCTGCAGAATTATTTAAAATTCTATTTTTGGCTTTTACTATAAATTGTAAAGTTTTCAATTTTGTTTCTTTATCTATATTTTTATTATTAATAATATTATTTCTTAATTTATTTTCTTTATTTTCAAAAATAAATGTATTATAATTAGATGGTAATTCAAACATATCTATTAATTCATCTTTTGTATAATTGTTAATATTTAAATCAAAGTTCATATATTATATAATATAAATTTATTTAAGATATTATTATATTAAATATTAAAATTATATTCTATAAATTTATCTTTCAATTATAACACATTTAAATAAAATATTTGAATTAAGAAAAAAATAATAATATTAAATATTATTAATTGTGTATATATGTCAGTAAATTATGAACAATATTTAGGGTCTAAAAGTTGTTGTTCTTTAGGTGGAGAATAGGACCACAAGGAATACAAGGAATACAAGGTAATAGAGATTTTACTGGAGTAATGGGATCAACTGGACCTCTGGGTTATTACCTGATCAAGAGATCGCTTATTTAAATTTAAATCAACAATTCACTGGTATTAATACTTTTTCAAATTATGTCAATTTTTAGTTCCACAATCTAATTTAATTACAACTAATTTAAGTAGCGGAACATTAGTAATGGTAATAATAAATTTATTAATAGTTATATTTTCATAAAGATATATGATTATATAAAATAAAAATAAAAATAAAAATAAAAAATTGATTAATAAATTGTATTAAATACAATTCATTAAATACTATAATGGAACTATCTAAAGAACAACAATTTGCGTTTAATAAATATGTTGACAAACAAAACATATTTATTACAGGTCCAGGAGGGTCAGGTAAATCAGCTTTAATAAAAATAATAAATGAAGATGCTCATAATAAATTAAAAAATATTCAAGTTTGTGCGTTGACAGGATGTGCCGCAGTTTTATTAGATTGTAAAGCGAAAACGTTACATTCTTGGGCAGGAATAGGATTAGGAAATGGTACAATAGAATATTTAGTTGCGAAAATAAATAAAAATAAATTTACAAAAGCTTTATGGAGAGAAATAGAAATTTTAGTTGTGGATGAGATAAGTATGCTTTCTTTAAAATTATTTAATATTTTAAATCAAATCGGAAAAATAATAAGAAGAAATCCAAGACCATTTGGAGGAATTCAACTTATATTTTTAGGAGATTTTTACCAATTACCTCCAGTAGGAGATAAAGATGATTTAGAAACTCAATGTTATTGTTTTGAAAGTATTGATTGGAATACCACATTTCATAATGAGAATCAAATACAGTTAATAAAAATATTTAGACAAAAAGATGAAATGTATTGTAATATTTTAAATCAAATACGTCAAGGTAAAATTAAGCGTAAAACGAATAATTTATTATTAGGATATGTAGGTAGACCATTGAATGACGATTTAATAGTTGAACCGACAAAATTATTACCGACACGTAGTAAAGTAGAAAATATAAATAAGAAAAAGATGTCTTTATTATTAGGTGAAGAAAGAGAATATAAAATAAAATATATAAAAGAAATAGAATTATCTAGACAAGATAGAGAGAAACAATCAATATTTTCACAAAAAGAAAAAGATTTTGAATTAGATTTTTTAGCAAACAATTTAATATGTGATAAAGAGATAAAATTAAAGATAGGTTCTCAAGTGATGTGTATAATTAATATTCAAACTGATTTAGAAGTTGAATTATGTAATGGTAGTCAAGGTATTGTAACAAATTTTTGTGAAATTACAGGTTATCCTTGTGTTAAATTTAACAATGGTATAGAAAGAATAATGACACGTCATAATTGGATAAGTGATAAAATTCCTGGTATAGGTGTTTCACAAGTGCCTATTATTTTAGCGTGGGCTTTAACAATTCATAAATCTCAAGGTGCCACGATGGATGCTGCGGAAATTGATGTAGGAAGTGAAATATTTGAATGTGGACAAACTTATGTAGCACTTTCAAGAGTAAAAAGTTTAGATGGTTTATATTTAACTTCATTTGATGCGAGTAAAATATGTATAAATAAAAAAGTAAAAGAATTTTATGAAAGATTATCAATTTAAATAATAATTAAAAATAAAATTGAAATTAAAAACTTATTATTAGTAATAATAATAAATATTAAGTAATTGAAATGTCAATTGTCAAAAAGGTTGTTTTTAAAATGAATGAGGAGATGTTAATAAATGAGGATATAATAAATAAAGAGATAATAAATGATGAGGAGGAGGTAGATCGTGTAAATAAAAATATTTATAGATATAAATTTACACAAGAATTTATTGATGAATTATATAAATTTTCTAAAATTCATCAATATGATGATAGAAAAGTATTTAAAGAAGCTTGGAATGAATGGTTAGAAATGAATAAAGATATAGTTTTAAATGAAACGAATTATTTATTAAATTTAGGTTATAATAAAAATATTTTAGATAAAATGTTTAAATCTTCAAAATATTATTTTAGAAAAAAGAGTACAGAAAAAAGTGCTCCAACCCAAAGAAGAAGTTATACGAATGTTCAAAAAGTGTTGTTAGATGCGATGGATAAAGATATAAAAGATATAAATAAAATAAATTATAAACCTTCTGAAAGATTTAATGATTTTTGTAATAAAAATATAGATTTATTAAAAGAAGAAGTAAATACAATGTGTAAAAATGGTTTTAAAGATCCTATTGAAATACAAAAAAAAATAAAAAAAACATATAATAATAGATATTTCTTATTATTAAATATAAAGAAATAAATTAAAATAAAGAATGATATCAAATATAGAAATAAGTAATATAAATAAACATATTTTAAAATATGAGAATAAAACTAAAAATAAAAACAAAAACATAGAAATGTATTCAACAATTATAAAATATGATTTTTCTAGTATAAATGAAATAAATATAAGTAATATAATAAAAAATATAGATAATTATTATACAAATTATTTAATAATAGAGAATTATGATTTTGTAAATATTAGTCAATTAAATGAAACAACAATTGAAAAATTCCAATTAATAAATGATATAAAATATTTAATAATAAAATATAATAAAAATGAGTTAATAGATTTAAATACTTTTTTATTTAATTTATATAATGCCAAATTTTTTATTTTTCATATAATAGATTCATTTATATATATATTAAAAAGTCTAATAAAATTGAATTCGAATAATATTTGTTATTTTAATTTATCTCCTGAAAATATAAAATTTAATATAGATTATGGAGAAAAACCGATGTTATCTAATTTTCATTCAAGTTTACAAATTTCGAAATTATCAGTTGAATATATAACTAATATTATAAAAAAAATAAATAATTATACATATAAACCATTAGAAATTCATATATTATTTTATTTTATTGAAAATAACATATTTACTATTTCATATTCATTTATTGAAGAAATAACTGAAGTTTTTATACAAAATTTAACAATTTTAAATCTTTTTTCAGAAAATTTTAAAGAAACATATAAAAAATATTGTATAGATTTTTTAAAAAAATATATTAATAAATCAAAAACAGATATAATCACAGATATTTTAAAATATAATGATAAATGGGATGTATATAGTTTAAGTATAATTTATTTACATTATATTGGAAATATTTTAAAATTATTCTCTCTTGATGAAGATTTTTTTCGTAAAATTATAAATGAATTATCTAAAAATATAAATCCGGATCCTTCTAAAAGGAATAGTTTACACAATTTATTAGAAACATATAATGAACTTTTTAATAAAGTGAAAGATTGGGATTTTGTAAATAAAATACAAACGAATAAATTGCCTAAATTATTTCATATTTAATTTTGTTTTATTGATTTCTTCTCGTTGTCCCTCCTTTTTTTTTATAAGTTTTTCCTGCATCAATTAAAGCTTGTTTAAAAGAATAATTTTTATTTTTTAATCTGCCTTGTTTAAAAACTCTACTTGTATATAAATTCCATTCAGATGGTTGTTTTTTTGTTTTTCGAATTTTAGGTGTTTTTTTATGTTTGTTGTGTCTTGTCATTATATATAAAGTAAATATAATTATATAATTTAATTTATAAATTAGAATATTACAATTGTAAATAATAAAAAAAAAGAAAAAAAGAAAAAAATTATGAATGTAATAAATTAAATTCTAATGCGAACGAATAATCATTATTTAATAAATTTATTTCTTTTCCATATTTATTTAATAATTTAATTTGTAATTGTCGAATTCTTACAGGTCCATAGTATTCTCTCAATTTAAATATATAATCACATCCATTATTATTATTATTATTAATAATTAAATTATTAGAAAGTCCATTAAATGTATTTAATGTAATACGTCCTAATATATTATTACTAATTAATGAGTCATATGTTTGAGAGACGATAGTATTAGAATCGAAATTTTTATTAAAATCATCTATATAAAGAAAAATATAATTTTCTATTGATAAAGAAGATTCGCTTTGTATATATCCATAATATAATACAGCAGGACTAGTTGTAATAATATCATTATATGTATTATAAATATTAGCAGAATAGGTCGTATTTTTATAACCTAAATATTTTCCAAAATTACTATTGACAAAATCGATAGTATAAGAAAAGTTAGGAGAATAATAACTATTAATTGGATCATAAATATTATTAGATGGATCTATATAAAAGGAGCATTTGTTTGTTATATTATTAATATTAAATTGTAAATAATTTAATCCATTACATATATTATTAAAATAATTATTTATACTAGTTATTAGTTGTGTATTTGTATAATTTCCACTGGGTAAAATGATAGTTTGAATACTATCAGGATAAATTATCATATTGGATAAATTAATTACAAAAGTATTATTTTCAAGTGTATCTGAGATATTATCCCACGTTTGAGGTAATTCGAATGATATTAATTTCATACTAATGACTTTATATAATGGATTTTGTAATTTATACATAAAATTATTGGAAGTGGTTATACTAGAATTTTCACGAAAAGTTGAATCTATAGATAATACATTTGTTGTGATTCTTCTCTCTAATGGATTAATAGTACCTTCAAATGCGGTGCTTGGATTAGTATATACAAAATTGGTATCTGGTTTATTAACAATTGGATGATTAGTTAATTTATTATTATTATTTTCAATTACACTCATTAATTTATATATTTAATTAATATATTTAAATTATAAAATAATTATAGTAATTAAATTACATATTTTTTAAAATTTGGTTGTATTATAATTTACAATTGTATTATTTAAAATAAAATTGAAATGATTTAAATATTATAATACTATATTATATTATAACAAAATGGTGAAAAATCTAACTGGAGGTAATAAATCAAAAGGGTTTGCTCGTAAAAACACTTTTAAAAATACTAGTAGTTTAAGGATTTCTCAAGAGGAATCTGAAATATATGCACAAGCTACTAAAATGTTAGGTGGTTCAATGTGTCACGTCGTTGATTTAGATGGTAAACAATATCTTTGTCATATTAGAGGTAAATTTAAAGGGAAAGGAAAACGAGATAATTTTATAAAATCTGGAACGTGGTTATTAGTTGGGTTAAGAGAATGGGAAAAAGAAATAAAATCTAAATTGTTAAATTGTGATGTTATAGAAGTATATTCTGATTCTGATAAAGAGAAAATTAAAAATACTATAATTGGAATAAATTGGAATTTGTTTATTAATAATGATATGACAAATACAGGATCATCTTCTTCTACTGATATTGAAAAAGATGATGGATTTGTATTTATGGATGATGCAACTCAAGAATATCATGAATTAATCGCATCTCATATCGCATTATTAGAAAGTAATAAAGATAAATTAAATGTTATTGCCGAAGAAGAAGAATATATTGATGTTGATAATATTTAAATATTTAAAAAAAATATTTTAATATTAATATAAAAATTTATAAATATAATATTTTTTTTAAATATTATTTTTTTTTAAATATAAATACAATATATTTAAAAAAAAATCTTCTTATTTTTTCGTGTTTTATTCTTTGGTATATATAAATAGATAGGCATATATTTTCAAGGCATATTTTATATAAAATAAAAATTTGATTTAAAGAATTGCCTTTATAATATATAAATTATACAAATGACATATCTACAAGATAAAATAAATAAGTTTTTCAAAAAAAGAAATGAAATATTTAAAAAACCACTTGAAAAAATAATAAATAAAATGTTAAATAATTGTAAATATATAAATGGAGAAAGTTTAGAGAGACATAATTGGGGAAATAATCCACTAAAATTAAAACATATCCCAAAAAACATTAATTTACCTTCATTTGAAGAAGATTTATTAAATGCACTTAATTTAGAAGATAATGAAAAATCAATAGTAGAATTATTATGGGGAGATATACAACTTGGAAAAAGAGTTCAAGCGTGTATAATTATGTGGATTTCGGTTTATATATTAAAAAGACCAGTTTTATACATTTTTAGAAATTTGACAATAGACCAAAAACAATTACAAGATGATATAATTGGAACAGAAAATTACAATTTTAATATTCAATTTATTAGAAATTTATTTGAAGAATTTAATAATGAACTCCAAGAATATTTTCAGGAAAATAATGTTGAATATTGGAAAGATTATAAACTTCCAGAACTAAAAGATATAAATAGTAATGATATTATTAGTAAATTAAGTAATAAAGAAGCAATCAATTCAAATGACATATTTTGTTGTTTAATGAACCATACTCAGTTAGCAAAACTAAATACGAAATTTAGTGAGTATATTTATTACAATGATGAACTTGTTAATATAACCACATTAGTCGATGAAAGTGATTTAATGAGTCCTACATCTTCAAATGATAGAACTAATGATAATGATAAAAAAGATTCTACCGCGTGTGAAATATTGATTGCCAAAATATATAAAAAAGTAAAATATGCGCTACATATTACAGGCACAGCACATTCATTGTTATATAATATAACAACCAGATTAAGCGACAATACTGATATACAAATTAAAATATCAAAAGTTCATAAAATGAAAAGGTCAAATGATTATTTTGGATTATTTAATAGTTCTATAAATTTTAACACAACACTTGTTGAATCTTGGTGGGATTATCAAGATACAGAAAATCATAAAAAAAAAACTTGTTATGATATTGTTGAAGATTATAATATTAATATAAAAAAAATAATAGAAGAATTACTTAAAAGACCTACAATTAAATATAATTCGTTATTGATTAGTGAAGAAAAAATAAGAGCTAATCAATTTTGTTTAGTAGATAAAATAGTCAAAGATTTCCCTAATTTGTTTATCGTAATATATCATGGAAATTGTTTAAGATTATATTTTTCAAAAAAATATGAAAAAGAAATAAAATATTGGTCTAAATGGGACTCAAAACAATCATCCACAAGTCAAAGATTATGGCAATCAGGAGGAATATACGGCTCATCTATAGATACTGAAAAATCTGAAAAACTATCTAATAATTATTGCTATTTCAATATAAATACAAAAATATTAAATATAAAATTTGTTTATAAATTATTAAGAATTTTATTTGAAAAAAGCGATACACAAATTTTATGTAAAACAATTATAACAATAACAGGTAAATATGGAGAAAGGGGATATTCTTTTACAAGTGACGATTATGATAATTATTCATTACATTTAACAGACCAGTATTTTGTGTCTCACGCATCATTAAACTGCACTGACATTTCACAACGATTAAGATTACAAGGGAAATATAACGACTTAGAACTTAAAAATGGGAGTATGAAACTTACTTTATGGACGACTCCTGAATTACAAGATATGATACAGAATTTTTATGTAAAATTTATAAAAGAAATTGAAAAATTTATTATGGGTTGTGAGAGTTGGGAAGAAATTAAAGATTTATTAGAAAGTATAATAGATAATGGAGATTTTAAGTTTGGTAAATATATGAAGTATATTGATGTCTCAAAGAAACGAAAAAATTTAAAACCAATTAAACATTATGACAGCAAAAATAATGGTTATAAATTAATTGTTATTGATGATATGAATGATACTGAAATAAATGAATGGTGTAAAGAAACTAAATTAGTTGATTATGTATGTATTAATGAAATCCAAGAAATGAATATTTATGAATTTATTGATAAATATGGTGATTATGAAAGCGATGTTCCTCTGTGCATTGTTAAAAATAGTATTGTAGATTTTGATAGAAAAAAATTAAATGAATTTGTATTGAATAAATTTCCTTCACTACAATATTTTAAGTTAGATAGAGTAGTTCAAATTCAATCAGGAAGTGCGAACAGTGATAGATATAATGGTATACAGAATTCAATTGAACATAATGAGGCTTATAATTATTATATTACAAAACGTAAACCAAATACATATAATATTTTGGTTTATGATAGTTATGACAATATACATATCACTATCACAAAAAATAACAAAATTTTACCAAAACAAACAAACAATTATATAAAAAAAACTCCGTATATTGTTGATGGTGATAAAGTTAAATATTCAATTCTTAAAGAAGAATACAAACAACAAAATAATACTCACGGATATACAAATGAAGACGGAGATGATTTTATTGAAGACGACAATAAATTACCACAAAAATATTATTGGAAAACTCCTGATGGTTGGTTATATTTGTATGATAAAGATAAACCAGAAATTATTTCGTTAGATATAGTAGATCCTCTACCTATTAAAAATGTTATACAAACAAACATTTCAACAGAACCATTAATTAATAGTGATATATTGCTATTTGCAAATTCGTGTTGTAAAAAAACGGAAAAAACAAACTTAAGATTTGGATTAAAAAATATATTCAAAATATATGAAACATGGTGCAAAATAAATGGTAAAAAATGTTTGAAAACGCAGAAAAAATTTAAAGAGGAGTTTGAAAAAATAAATTACAAAGAAGAAAAAAGCAAAGGTGTTGATGTAAATAATAAACCTGGTAAACGAGGTTATAATATTATGGTTTCATTATAATTTATTTGACTTAAAAGTAATTTACAAATATTATATAATATGAAAGATTATATAATTAATTCTTTTATTTTACACGATAACAATACACTAATAGATATATATAATTATATAAAGTGTCGGTATGATAATTTAGTTGAAATAAATGATATAAAATCTGAATTGACTAAATTAATTAAAAATAATCTTATTTTTTTTAATAACAAAAATTATAAATTATCAAACGAAGGTAATGTAATATTAAATGACCTTAAGTATTATTATTCAAAAATTATTATTAAATTTTATAAAAAATATAGTAAAAATAATATAAAATATGAATTAAGAGAGATTAGACAAGAACAAAAACAATTGAGAAATTATTTAATTACTAATAAAACGCAAATGTGTATAATTTGTGAAAAAAAACTACCATTATGTTTATTAGAAACAGCACATCTAAAACCAAGATGTATATTAAATAATAATGAAAAAAATGATAAAAATATTGTAGAATTTATGTGTAGATATTGTCATAATTTATACGATAATGGATTTTTAGCTGTTTATAAAGGATTATTACAAGTTTCAACATTTATAAATCAGTATGATTTACATTATAATAAAAACAAACAAATACCTTATTACAATTTACAAAATGAAATATATTTTATTTTTCATTATAATTATATCTATAAAATGGGTGTTTGAAATGAGAAAAAGTGTAATATTATTTTTTTTAAATATAAATACAATATATTTAAAAATATAAATAGAATAAATATAATAAATCTTTATATGTCTCGTTTTGCTATATTAAATGAAAATATTCCAAAAAAAGTAAAATCCAGCAAAAATGAATATAAAAATGAATATTATAGTAATAATTCAAGAAATTTTACTTCATTTACTTCAAATAAAAATAATTTATATAATGATCTAAAAAATAAAGATAATCAATTAAAACAACAAGAACAAGATAAAAAAAATTTATTATCATTAAATAATTTTCCAGAATTAGAAAATATTATATTAATAAAAAATAATCAAGTAAATTCAAATGATAATTTAAGTTTTATGGATAAATTAAAAACTCAACCAATACTTAATGAAATAGAAGATATAGTAAAACCAGGATGGATATTAATTAATACAACTCCAAATACGAATATAATAAATATTATTTATAGTAATGATTTACCAAAAGAAGAAATAAAAGAAGAAGATTTACCAAAAGAAGAAATAAAAGAAGAAGATTTACCAAAAGATGATTTACCAAAAGAAGAAGATTATTATTTATTTTTTAAAATATTTCAAAGTTTAGACAATTTATATAAAAATTATACTAATCAATATATAGAAAATTGGGGTGAAGATGAATGGGAGAAAATGTTTAAATTTGAGAATTATGATTATACCTATTTTGATAAATTGGATGAATTAAATGATATAGAAAATTAAAATTAAAATTAAAATTAAATATGAATTAGTTAAATATTATAATGTATATTATATTAGTTTTTTATGAGTATTATGAATATTGAATCAAATTTAAATAATGATTGGATAATTAATTTTGATAAAATGGATAAAATCTATAAAGATTATTATAAAGATGATTTATATTATATAAATTTAAATTTTATTTATATAAATAAAAATAATGAAATTCAAAAAATAAAACAAGAATATTTTTTAATGACAACTCCTAATTATATTTTAAGAGAAGAAATAATTGAAATACTTAAAAAAAATATGTATGATAATAATTGCCGATATTCATTATTATCAATATTAAAATATAATATAACATTAGATACAAATAATGTTTCTAATTTTTTAAAGGATGATATAGATACAGATTATTTAACAATAATAAATAATGTAGATTCTATTAAATTTGAAAAAACAATTCATATGTTTCAAGATTTAAATGATGTTATATTTATATTTAATGAAAAATCAAATGAAGTAAAAAAAAATAATGATAATGCAACTAAAAAAAATATTAAAACTGTAATTCATACAAAAAATACAAAAACAAAAAATACAATTAAAAAAAGATATAAAGATTAATTAGTATATTTATTATTATTCAAATAATGACTACTGTAGAAAATTGTCCCGACAATTGTCAATATGGTGAAAAAAACCATTTAGAATATAAATGGTCTTTTGATATTAAAGAAAAAATATTACAATTGAGTTTCCAACTCATACGAAGTGATAAATTAGGTATTCTATCTCTTGAAAAAAAATTAACTGAAATATTAACTGAATTAATTCGTAATAAATCCGATGAATCAAAGTATTTATTGAGTATTCTTTACAAAATGATAGGACACACTCGTGATATTATTGATGGAAAAGGAGAATGTGCATTAACGTATATGATGATTTATACATGGTATGATTTTTTCCCTGTATTATCATTGTATGCTCTAGAAACGTTAGTTTTACAATATGATATATTAACTATTCCATATGGTTCTTGGAAAGATCTTAAATATTTTTGTGAATATTGTAAAAATAAAAATAAATCTCTGGATCATCCTTTAATTCAAAAATGTATTTCTCTTATGAATAATCAATTAAAAACAGATTTACATAATAATAAAACAAATTCTATTGATATTTCATTAGTAGCAAAATGGATACCAAGAGAAAAATCTTCTTTTAAATGGATATATGAAGCTATTGCTACTAATTATTTTAATGAATATATTATAACTGCTACTACTACTGAATTACAATGTAAAGCAATTTTAAAATGTAAAACTGAATATCGAAAAATATTATCAACTTTAAATAAATATTTAGATACTTTGCAAATAAAACAATCTAGTAAAAATTGGGATGAAATCAATTTTAAAAATGTAACTTCTATATCACTTTCAAAACAAAAAAATGCATTTTTAAATATTAAAAAAAATCATCAACCGAGATATATTGATGATATGGATAGAATTAAATGTGCTTCTAATTTTGAAACATATATTAAAAAAAGTGTTAATTATAAAATTGAACTAAAAGGAAAACGAATTGGAATGGCAGATTTTACTAAACAAGCTTGTATAATTTATAAATCTCCTAAAGATCAATTCACTAAAATAAAAACAGATTTATTAAATTCACAATGGCGTGATAATTCAAGTTGTTCTACTTCTTTTGGAAAAATGATAGCTATGGTAGATGTTTCCGGATCAATGGAGGGAGATCCGATGAATGTTGCAATTGCTCTTGGTATTAGAATTGCCGAAAAATCTATTTTGGGTAAAAGAATAATGACTTTTTCGAATTCTCCTAGTTGGGTTAATTTAGAACCATATAAAGATTTTGTTTCTCAAACTGAAATTATTATGAAATCCGATTGGGGAGGAAATACTAATTTATATGCTGCTTTTGATTTAATATTAAATACAATTGTAACTAATAAAATGAATTCAGATGATGTAAAAGATATGATTTTTGTTATTTTATCTGATATGCAATTTGATTGTGCTGATAAAAATGAATATAAAACCGTTTATGAAACAATTAAAATTAAATATGCAGAAGCAGGAAAACTTATTTGTGGAAAACCATATAATCCGCCTCATATTCTTTTTTGGAATTTGAAAAATACTTCAGGTTTTCCATCATTATCTACTCAACTTAATGTATCTATGATGTCTGGATTTAGTCCTGCATTATTAAATTTATTTTGTGAACAAGGAATTGAAGCACTTCAATTTATTTCTCCTTGGATTCAATTAGAAAAAAGTTTAGAAAATCAAAGATATTCTATTTTAAGTGATAAATTAGAAAGAGAATATTAATATTTTAAATATTATTATATTATATGTTACAATCCATTCAAAATGGGTATAAAATACCCAATATAATTCATCAAACTTTTATTAATACTAATTTACCTATTGAAATAGTAAATGTTATTAGTGAAAATAAAAAAAGATGTCCTGAATGTAAATTTCTATTTTACAATGATAATGATTGTAATACTTTTATTAAAGAAAATTATCCTGAAAAAATATATAATGCATATAATAATATTAATAGTGTTTATGGAGCAATGAAAGCGGATTTTTTTAGATATTGTGTTTTATATAAATTAGGAGGAATTTATTTAGATATAAAATCTATTATTAAGTATCCTATTTTTAAATTACTTAATAAAAATGATATTTGTGTTTTAGATTTACCTAGAAAATTGGAAACGTGGAGAACAACACCTACTTATGAACAATGGGTTTTAATTTTTGCGCCAAATCATCCTTATTTGTTAAAAATGATTAATTTAATGACATATTATATTGAAATTAAATATGAACCTTCAATTGGAGGAACCACTAATATAGATACCAAACAAAAAATATTAAATGTTACAGGACCAGATGCTTTTACAAAAGCAATTAATATGTATAGATCTGAAAATAATAATGTCATTTTACATCGTTCTATTGATTATTACAGTTATTTCACTTATTCAAATTCGGATCATACAAAAATGTATTCTATAAATAAAAAAAAACATTATAGCAAATACAATGAATCATTATATAAATAAAAAACATTATATAAAATAATGAATCATTATATAATTAAAAAATATAATAATATATAATATAATTATGACAAATAATATATGTATAGTTATGTGGTTTGATGATTCTATTAAAGAATATGCGGAAGTAAATTATAATATTAATAAAATATATTGTGATAAATATGGTTACAGTATAATTAAATCTAATATTAAAAAAACAAATATGCAACCTCATTGGGAGAGAATACCATTAATGATAGAGCAATTACAAATTTTTGATTATGTTGTATGGGTAGATGCGGATGCATTATTTTTAAAAGATAGTCCACCAATTACAAATATAATAAATGAACATTCGGATAAATTATTTATTTTAAGTGCAGATTTAAATAAAGTAAATGAATGTGATATTAATACTGGAGTTATTATAGTAAAAAAATCACCTATTAGTGTTGAAATTTTAAAACAATGGTATACTAATAAAAATATTATACGTAATAATTCATATCATATTTTAGATCAAGGTTCTCTTAGATATATGTATGATAAAAATTTATATGGATTAAAAGTTAATAGTATAATAATTCCATATGGAATTTTACAAATTTTTCCTTTACATAAGGATAATAAATGTGATGTAAACAGTAATACTATTGAGAATAAATCTAAATATGGATTAACAGATAAAGCATTTATAGTACATTTAGCTGGTTATAATTATAATCGTAGAGTATTTTTTTCTACATCATATTTAAAATATAATACTTTTAATTAAAAAAAAGTATTAAAAGTATTTGTTATTAATTAAAAAAAGTATTTAAAAGTAATTATTAATTAAAAAGTATTTCTGGAGAAATCATTATTCTTGCACCACTATTTTGTCTGGCTTGAATATGAAATGCACGATGTTCGCAATCTTCATATCTTCCATCTACAGTGATATATTTTTTGTATACTAATTTTGATTTTGTAATATTCATATGGGCTTGCATATTTATTTTTGGAATTAAATCTTTTCGAATTCTTCCATCATAATAAGTTTTCAAAAACTTATTTGTTTTATAAATAGAAAATCCATTAAATGATGAGATACATGGTAATAATTGATCTTGTGGTAATTTATTTAAAAGAGCGGTAATATAATTTTGAATTATTGTATAATTATTATTATTATTTTCAAAATGATTATAACTAAAACAATATGGATGAATAGATAATCCCCAAATATCATAATATTTAGGATTTGTATTAAAAGATAATGCATCCCAATCTTCTCTCTTTAAATATTTATTTAAAATATTTAAATTTATTTCTTTACAATTTACATCATCTAAATCCATCATTATAAAATAGGGAAATTGTTGTACATTTTTTTTTACAAAATTTAAACAATAATTTCGTGCAATTGCTATATTATGTGTTCTAAAAGTTGATATAGGTTTTTTGTTAACATAAAATAATAATTTAGAATTGATTTGTTGATATTCTTTTAATATTTGTAGTGTATTATCATTTGATTTATCATAAAAAATAACAATTTTATAATCATTGAAAAGAGAACCGATTTTTGTTATATTATCTAAATTTTTAGATAAATAACGTCCTACATTTTTTACAGGTCCGCATATACAACAATTCATTATATTATATATTTAAATAAAATTGAAATTGTATTTAAATATAAATAATATTATATTCTATTTAATTTGATTAATACAAAATGTATACAATTGTTACCGGAAGATTTAATAATGAAACACGTGATTGCAATTACGAATATAGAAAAAAACACGGATTTATTTGTATGTATTGTGTTCCATTAGAATTATCTTCAAAGATTTATTATGATTCAAATGTATTTGTTATAGAAATGAATAATTCTACTAATAAAATTGAAGGTATAGGATTAATTAAAAATAAAACGGTAACAAATAGATATTATAAAGTTCATACAGATGGAAATACTAATAGATATATTTATATTGGTAATTATTTTATAAATCGTGACACAATAATGAGTTATAATGAAATATTAATAAATGTATTAGAAATAATATTATTTAAAGGTAAAACTCATTCAAAAAGAGGAACTGGTTTAACTATATTTCCAGAGAAAATATTAAAGTTAGATATATGTCAAGGAATTAATATAAAAAAAGAAATTTATAAATTATTTATTTTTCATTATAAAAATTTAGAGAGAAATAATAGTTAATAAATATATAATAATAATTAATAAATATATGAATAATTGTTGTATATGTGGAACTGTAAGAAATGTTGGAAGATATTTAGATAAAATATTTGCTAATATGGAACAATTCGGAAATATATTTGATAATTATATTATTTTTTTATATTATGATAAATCAACGGATAATACATTACAAAAATTAAAAGAATATCAACTACGTAATTCAAAATTTCAATATTATATTAATGAAAATGAATTGTTACCTTATAGAACTCATAGATTAGCATTAGGTAGAAATCATTGTTTAACATTTATAAAAGAAAATTATATAGATTATAAATATTTTATAATGATGGATTGTGATGATGTGTGTAATTATAATATTAATTTAGATTTATTTAAATCATATTTAAAGAGAGAAGATTGGGATGCGTTATCATTTCATCATCCAAAAGATTATTATGATATATGGGCTCTTTCAATAAGTCCTTATATATTAAGTTATTTTCATTTAAATTGTTTAATAGAAAGTAGAAAATATATTACGAATATAATAAATAATACTCCATCAAATGAGTTAATTCCGTGTTTATCTGCTTTTAATGGTTTTTCTATTTATATAACAAATAAATTTATAGATTGTAAGTATGATGGAAGATTACGATTTGATTATATTTTAGAATATTTGATAAAAGAAAATATAAAATATAATTGTAAAAATTTTGATTTAAGTAAAGATGATAAAGAAGATTGTGAACATCGTGCGTTTCATTTTGAAGCAATTATTAAAAATAACGCACGTATAAGAATATCTCCGAATTATTTATTTAAATAATTTAGAGAGAAAATTATATATTTAATCATTTTATAATTAAATATAAATTATATTATAAATTATAAATAATATGACAGATATCGATACAAATGTATCAAATTATACTCTTTCAGAACTAATCTCAATCATCGGTATTGAAGATGAAAATGTTAATGAAAATGAAATTATACAAAAATCAAATTTTTATATTAATAAATTTAAAAATAAAAATCCTACAATTTCTGTTTTTTTTCAAAATATTCAAAGTCAACTTTTACAATATGCGTCTAATCTTAAAGACAATAAACATAATGATACATTTGATAAAATTATTGTCAATCCTAATAATAATAATAATAATAATAATAATAATAATAATAATAATAATATCGAAAGTTTTGGAAATATGACTAATGATGATGACGCCATTTATCCTATTGGTGATACACAAGAATCACAATGGAATGAAAATGAATATCTTACTCAAAGTGAACAAAATCAAGTAAATAAAATCACTCAAAGAAAAGATAAAATTAACGTTTTTGGAAATACACACAATCCAATGAATAGAGAACAAATTGCAACTACCGATACATTTATTTTACCTGTTAAACAAGACTCTTTAAATCCTAATCTTAAAAATACTATTAACCGATTTGTTAATTTAGATAGTCAATTCAGACAATATACTACTGGAGTAGATTCTACATCTACTGATTATACATTAGACCTTTCTGATACATTAAAAGATGTTTTAAATTTAAAATTATATTCTTATCAAATTCCGTTCAGTTGGTATGTTATTGATTCCGCATATGGAAATACCTGTTTTTGGATTATTGATTCATCTAATAATAATTCTATTCCTATTTCTATACCTCCTGGGAATTATACTCCTCTTTTATTTCAAGCACAATTAAATACTTCTTTTTTATTAGCCGGATTCACATTTCCTCCATATAATATACCTTTATATGATGTTAGTATGAATTCAAATTCTCCTGTTTATTATAATAGTAATAATGGAATTATTACATTATTCTTATATGGAGGAACATTTAATGATCCTTTAAATATATTTCCATCTTTTATATTAGATACTACAACTATTCTTATTTTTTATGATTTTACTGGAATTTTACAATGTAATAATAATTGTAAAAGTAAAAATAATCATTATTTTAATAATACTTTAGGATGGATTATGGGATATAAATTACCTTATTTTAATATTGAAATTAGTGGAAATACAGCATCTTCTATTTTAGATTTAAATGGAACCAAATATTTAATATTAGTTATTGATGATTATAATCAAAATCACGTTAATAATAGTCTTGTTTCTATTTCACAATATTCACATACTTTAAAAATACCCAACTATTATTCATTAGATTTACCATATACTTGTATTACACCTGCACAACAAACAAATACTTTACAACAATTAGTTAATGAAGTTATAGAGCAATCTGTATTTGATAATCAAACTGTTAATAGTCAAAATGGGTTATTAATTGCCAATAAATATAATCAAGAATATACCTCAACTCAACTCATTTTACCTAGTGCACCTAGAACTTTAACTCAATCACAAATTTACACTATTAATGAAATTAATAAAAATAAAAACAATTTAACTAATTATTTAGCTAAAGCACCTACATCATCTGATATTATGGGTGTATTACCTATTAAAACATCAACTGGTGTTCCGACTGGTTCTTTATTAGTTGAATTTAGTGGTTCTTTACAAGAGAATACTAGAACTTATTTTGGACCAGTTAATATTGATAGAATGGCTATTCAATTATTAGATGATAAAGGTAATGTATTAAACTTAAATGGAAATGACTGGTGTTTCACATTAGTTTGTGATTGTTTATATCAATATTAGGGGGTATTATACCCCCTTACACAATGAATTAATATTTAATAATATATTATGTTATGAATATATTTTTTTATTTATTGAATCGATTGGGAACTAATGGACCTTTTCTTCTTTTTTTTCTCTCTATTATTCTTTTATGGAATAAACAATATTTATTATTTTATTATATTATTGGATTTTTCTTTAATGCTATTTTAAATTTAATTATTAAAGGAATTATACAACAACCTAGACCTTCTGAAGATATTAAAATATTTAATTTAGCATTATCTAATGGTAAAAGATTCATATTTAAAAATGGAATTCCTCACGATATATTTGGAATGCCTTCTGGTCATTCACAATCTTCTCTCTTTTCTACTATTTTTATTTTTTTATCAATTAAAAAAATTAATGTTTTATATTTTTATTTACTTTTTTCTTTATTAATTATGAGTCAAAGAGTCGTTTTTAATTTTCATACAGTACTTCAATGTATTATTGGCGCATTAATCGGAACTTGTTTTGCATATTTAATGTATAAAATAGCTAGATCCAGTATTACTGGAAAAATCAATATGAAATTGGATGATTTCGCAATTAATTAAAATATGTTTGTAATTTAATGAAATATACTTTTAAAAATAAAAAATATAAAAATAAAAAATTAACACAAAATAAAAAATATATTAAATATAATATAACACAAAATAAAAAATATATTAAAAATAATATTTCTTTAAAACTTAAAAAAGGTGGTAGATTCTTTAATAAAGAAGATAAACTATTATATTATGAATTATTTACGAAATACAAAAATGGTTCATTAACTGATACTGAATTTACAACACTTTATAATTTAATACAACCTTTTCATGATACAGAAGAAGATGAATATAATAACTTGATTGTAGAAGAACAAAATAATACTATAAATAAACTTGATACAAAAACACTTGATAGATTAAAATCTATAAAAAGAAAAAATAGATTATATATTGATGATGAATTCGCAAAGAGATATATTGAATTATATGATAAAAAAATAAATAATCAACCATTAACTGAAAGTGAAGAATTTGAATTTAATCAATTATATAAAGCATATGGGGAAAATGATAAGACAACGGATGATAGATATGTATTAGCAAAAAAAGAATATTTCGCACAAAAAATAAAAACAAAAGAAATGTTATCTAAAATTAATAATAATAATGCACAACTTAATACAAGATATTTAGAATTATCTAATAAAAAAAAAACATTATCATTAACTCATCTGGAACAAATAGAATTTGATATGTTAAATGATATATTTAATCCTAATAATCCTATACAACCTAATCCTATACAACCTAATCCTATACAACCTAATCCTATACAACCTAATCCTATACAACCTAATCCTACTAATCCTACAATTTTAAAAAAACTTAAAGAAAGATATTTAGAATTATTTTATAATAAAAATACATCATTATTAACTAAAGAACAACAAATAGAATTTGATACATTAGATAAAGTATTTGGAATTAACAATACAACTACAATAGATATTAATTTAAGAAATCAGCTGACAAGACTTGAACAAAGAGTTACAGATATGCAAAATTATATTAATTTATATGATAAAAACAAAAATGCATCATTAACTGATCTTGAACAAATCGAATTTGAAAAATTATATAAAATATTTGGAAAAAATAATAAAACAAAAGATGATAAATTTGTATTAGTTAATAAAAATATTTATTATGGATTTGACAAATTAACCCAACAAGAACAAAATAAAATAGAACAAATAAGAAATAAAAGTTATAGACCACAATCATTATCATTAACAGTACAAACATCACCATTATCATCATCACCATTAACATTACAAACATCACCATTATCATCACTATTAACATCACAAACATCACCATTATCACCATTATCACCATTAACATACCCATACCCATTATCACCAGTATCACCATTAACATCACAAGTATCACCATTATCACCATTAACACCAGTATCACCATTAACATCAGATCCGTGTGATTTATCTTTACTTAAAAAAATATATAGAACAGTTATAAAACTTAATAAAAAAATATTTCCTGATTCTACAAATACTTATTATAATTTTGAAAATAATAATATATTACTTCTGAATATATATAATATAGTTACAGAAATTAATAATAATATATCTGACAATGATTTGTCTTCACTTGATTAATTATAAATATCATAATATGTAATCTAAAAAAAGTGTTTATTCAATTCATTCATTAATTAAAATATATATTTAATATAATTAATGAATTTCATTTTTAATAATACAAATAATACAAATAATACAAATAATACAAATAATATAAATAATATAAATAATATAAATAATACAAATAATACAACTACAAATACTAATAAAAATATTTGTTCCAAATATAATGGTTATCCTAGTTTTACACCAACTATTAATACTATTTCAATCAATAATAGTATTACTGGATATTATACTGTTGTTTATATTAATGGCACCAATTTTTTACCTCCTGTATATGGAACTACATATGTTAAATTTAGAAATTTAAACAATCTTATCACCTTTAATTTATTAATTACTTTTTATAGTTCTTTTAATATTTCATTTATTGTTCCAATAAATGCACCTTTGGGAAATTATTATATTACAGTTGTTAATATTTATAATGGAAATTTTAGTCCAGGAGTAAATATTTCATATACTGGAACTCCGAATTATTCTAATTCAATTCAATATACTATTTCATAAAATATTATTTATAAATAAATATATATGAAATATTTCAAATTATATATATTTTTATTAATTCTTTTTATTTTTATTGTTTCTTATTATAATACTTATAAAAATACTTATACAGAACAGTTCAATTCTAATTTTAATAAACAAACATTTATTTTATTGGGGGATAGTATTCTTAATAATAACGCATATGTAGATAATGAAAATACTGTTAATCAATTATTAATAGAGAGAACTAATGGAAAAATTATTTGTTTAGCTATGGATGATTCTACAATTAATGATGTTTATAATCAACTTAATTCTAATTCTATTAATGATAATTTAAATAATAAATATACTACTATTTTTCTCTCTATTGGAGGAAATAATATTTTATATAATTATGTTGAAAACATTAATAAAGATGACACTATTATCAAAACTATTTTTACAGAATATAAAAAATTAGTTAAACAAATTCAACATAAATTCTCCAATTCTAATATCGTTCTTTTAGATATTTATTATCCAAATAATTCAATATATAAACAATATCATTCTATAATTAATAAATGGAATAAAATGATTTATAATTATGCAAAAAATCCTAAAAATAAAATTAGTAGTGTATTTAAAATAAGTAATATTTTAACACAACCGGAAGATTTTACATTGGGTATTGAACCTTCTTCTTGTGGTAGTATAAAATTAGTAAATTCACTTTTAAATAGTTATTAAATTAAATATCAATATATAAATATAATATATTGATATTTAATATGGGTGCCGGAATATTACCTACAACAATACATAATAATAAATTATATTTTTTATTTGGAAAAGAAAATAAATATGAAGATTCTGCGCCAGGATTTTCTGATTTTGGAGGAGGTACTGATAATAAAGAATCTTTATTTAAAACTGCTATTAGAGAAGCAACTGAAGAACTTACTGGATTTTTAGGTAATCAAACTGAGATTTATAAATTATTAACTAAATACGGAACATATAATATTGATTATGACAGTAATACTCATAATACATATCGTATGCATATTTTTCCTTATAAATATAATCCTTGGTTACCTTATTTTTTTAATAATAATCAACAATTCATTCAACACAATTTAAGTAAAACAATTATTAAAAAAAGTAAAATATTCGAAAAAAATGAAATTAAGTGGGTTTGTATTAATGATATTCATAAAATGCGTTCACAATTTAGACCTTATTTTAGAAATATTATTGATATGATTCTCATTCAAAAAAAAGATATTTTACAATTTATTAAAAAAAATATTAAAAATAAAACATTGAAATCTAAATTTAATAAAAATAAAACATTGAAACATTAAGTTTAAATATTATAAATAATATTTACAAAAAACATTTGATGAATCAGATTTATAATTTATAAATTATAAATTACTTATTTATTCTTTTCCTTTTTTTTACACTCTTTTTTTTATTTTTTATTTTTCTTTTTACACTTTTCTTTTTATTTATTTTTCTTTTTTTATTTCCTGCTGTATAACTACCTGTATAACGAGTATCTCTATATCTTCCATGTAATCGAATCGAACAAATTTTTAATTTATTTTTTTCTACCATATCAAAGTCTCGTAAATCGTGTAATGATAAAATATCACTGCTACGACACGCTCTATTTACATATGTCATTGAATTATATCCTAAAAAATGCATAAATAATTGAAGTGAATAACTATCTATTGTTGAAATTAATAATTGTTGAGATAATTCTAATTCTCTTTCTGGAGATATTTCTAATTCTCTTAATACCAATGATATATTAATTCTACCTAATACTTTATGTATAATTCTTATTTCGTGTTGAAAATTATAATCATCTTTACCAACTTCTATAATTCCATATTGTTGAAGATAACTACTATTATTTATCGCAAGAATACATTTTAATATATCTGATACACTTTTACCTAATTTACAAATATGATCGAATTGGATTAAATTTAAAAATTTGATTGGACTTCCGTCTGGCATTTGCATTTCATTAATAATTCTATTATGTACTTCATTTTTTGATGAAAATAAAGCTAATGCTGAAAAGTCGGATCCTTTTGGTTGTTCTTCAATTCTATATGCTTCAAATTTAAAAAATGAATAAGGTAAATGTTCTATTGTAATCAACGAATTTTCTCTTTTTTTTGTTAATGTAGTATATAATTCTGCAGCATCGGGATTTTTTAATATTCGATTAACTTCTAAATTTGCCGTTTTTTTACCTTGTATTATTTCTTTTCCTAATTCCGAAAACCCTAAACTATCTAATCTTGCCATAGTTTTTACAATATCTGATCCACTATCCTCAAATAATTGTATTATTTTTCTTAATTCTATATATCTTGATCTAGTATCACATAATGTATGAGTATTTACATCACTAAATTCTACAAATTGTATTATTACAGAATTAATACTTTCTCTAATATTAGTATTTAAAAGTCTTATATTTAAAGAATTTACTGTTTCTTTACTATGTGCAATAATACCTAAAATACCACTATTTGAATTTACTGTTTTTTCAATATTTGCATTACAGTAATCTAAACTTTCTTCATTAAAATCTGGATGTGCATATTTTCTTCTATCGGATTCAGTCTGTCTCATAGTCTGTTCAAATTTTTCCTTATATTCTGATTCATCATCTGTTTTTTCTTCATAATCTTCTTCATTTTTTTGCATAATATATATTTATATAAATAAATAATAAATAATAAATAATAAATAATAAATAATAAATAATAAATAATAATAATAATAATAAATAAGAAATAAAAATATAAATGATTTAAATATTATTTTATAAATAATATTTAAATGACTAATAATAATATTGTTTTTAAAGATGGACAATTAATTAATAATAATAATTATTATGATACTTTATGGGATGGATTGTTTTCAAAAGTTAAAAAAAATGGACCTATTATACAATTTATACAATCGTGTTTATTTGAAAATAGTATTTTTTTAATACCTCATAGTGATGGAAATATAACACAAAATCGTAATTATAATGAATATAATGATATAAATTGGAATGTAGAAATACAACCTTATATTGATGAAGCAAAAGAACAAAATAAAATATTTTTTTTAGGTGTGTTATCTCAAATTAATAAAGATCCTAATATAAATTATATTTATATACCTTTAGATGATGACATTTTTGAAAATGGAATTGAATATTTTTTCCCTCAACAAAATTTATTAAAATGGAATGAACGTAGCAATGAATTATGTTGGAGAGGAGGATGTTCTGGTATAGGTGATTCAAATTCATTACGAGTCAATTTCGTAAAAAAACTAATAAATATTGAAATATCCACCAATGTTCGTCTTTCAAATTGGTGGAGTGAAAATAAAAACATTCCTAATGAATATTTTAGAGAGAGAATACATTATACTGAATTTTTAAAATATAAAATTTTTTTTATTGTTGATGGAAATGTCATTGCATCTAATCATATGTGGGGATTCGCTACTGGTTGTATTCCTTTTATAATATCAAATGCAAATTGTTGGTTTACTGATTTAATTATTCCATACGTTCATTATATTCCAATTAAATATGATTTAAGCGATTTATTTGAAGCAATTCAATTTGTTTTAAATAATGATTCTAAAGCAGAACAAATCGCTCAAAATGCTTTATTATTTTCAAAAACTTATTTTTCCGCTGAATATCAACACAAATATCTTAAAGAAAGTATTCTAAAATTTAATTCTATTTAATAATATTCTTTTGCTTCATCTATTTCAAAATGTATTTCTGGAAATGATAACCATTCTGAATATGGTTGAGCTTTACTTGTTGATCTTTCTAAAGAAAGTAAAATCTTTAATGCTTGTATTCTTCTCTCTAATGGATTTATTGTAATAGATAATTTACGAGATAATTGCTTCCATCTCCATTCAAATTGAAGCGCTGATTTCCAATCTGGAAAACCTGATATATGCATCGCTCTTTTCCAAATCTCACCTTGATTTACTTTTATTTGAGTTGCTTGAGCACCACCTTTTATTTCTTTATTATGTTGTCTTAATCGCCTTTCCAAATTTATAGTTGAACCTACATAAGTTGAACCATTTGTAGAAACTAGTAAATATACAAAACACATTATTTATATATACTTATTTTTTTTTTACATCCTTTTTTATGTGCTGCTATACCTTTTAATGTTTTTGAAGTATAGATATTACATAAATTACATTTATGTATATATAAATTATTTTGAGATATTATAAATTTTGTAGATAAATATTTATCTAATGTATCAAATTTAAAATTCTCTATATTTTTTATCAAATTATTATTATTTTCTTTTATAAATTTTATCATCGATTCTTTATAATTTAAAAATACTTGATATTCTTTATTTATTTCAATTAATAATGACGCATTTATCGTGGGATTTAATTTATCGTTAAATAATTTTAGCTTATCATATAACGTATAAATTATTTCTATTGAGTTTTTTATTTTTTCTATATCATAATTACAATTTGCTATATATATCAAAATATTACCATTATATATTTCTATTTTAAAACTTGGTTTATTTATTATTCCACTATGCTGTGATATAAATATTCCGCAACAATTATTTTCTTTTATTGATGATATAAACAAATCTATTATATCTATGTCGACATTTACATTTGTTTCTTTACTTTCAATCATTATTTGCGGCTTGTTTTGACTTTTTATTATATAATCACAATGCATTGACATATTCGTATTTTTTATTATTCTATCTGTCGGACAAATATTACATAACATAATCTCCATTTGTTTCTCTCCAATCAATTGATTTTCTTTTATTATTTTCTTTAAATTATATTCATTTATTGAATTATCTTCAATTATTGATTCAAATAAATCTATTAAGTATAAATTTATATTTTCAAAATTTATATTAGAATTTTTATCATAAAAATCTTTTATTTTTTTATTATTTATTGAAATTATAGAATTATTACAAACTGAATTATTACAATTTGTATTTTCCATATATTTATGTGTAATAATTTATTTTTAAATTATTTACTAAAGATTCATTTAATTAATTATTTATCTTATCAGTTGTAATTACAAATTCACAATTTCTAATTACAAATTTATGTCGGATTTTTTACAATGGGTTTTTTACAATGGGTTTTATTATTTTATGTTATTTTATGTTATAATATTTATTTTATAGTAATTTAGAAATTACCGCAACTGCAGTTATTTGTGGTTCAGCTGAACCTGAACCTAATTGTCCGTTTAATGTTACTGAAGGCACATAAGATGAATGATTTCTAAAATTTATTATAGCTGCTGTTCCTGTAGGAGACAACTCAGATGTTTGATATAATACATCTGTTTCACTTAAAAACAATATTATTGAAGCTGAATTTTGAGATGCACCAGTAGGAGAACCTACGATAGAATTATTGTATAATTGATTATTATAAAATACAGCAAATTGACACGGTTCCGTATGATAAATATTATAATATATATTATAATATCCTGTTTTCCATATTAATATATCGGTTGAAGGAACATTAATAGCACAATCACCATATTGTACAGATAAAGAATCAAATATTACATTTTCTTCTATTAATAATGTTTGATCTGTTATTCTAGTTACATGTAAAAACGTTGGATCAAACATTTTTGGTCCAGTAAAACCAGTAGGACCCATATCTCCGGTAGGACCAGTAGGACCAGTAGGTCCTATATCTCCTGTATCTCCAGTAGGTCCAGTAGGTCCCATATCTCCAGTATCTCCTGTATCCCCAGTAGGACCAGTAGGTCCCATATCTCCAGTAGGACCCATATCTCCAGTATCCCCAGTAGGACCAGTAGGTCCCATATCTCCAGTAGGACCCATATCTCCAGTATCTCCAGTAGGACCCATATCTCCAGTATCTCCAGTAGGACCCATATCTCCAGTAGGACCAGTAGGACCCATATCTCCTGTATCTCCAATATGACCGGTAGGACCAGTAACACCAATATGACCGGTAGGACCAGTAACACCAATATGACCGGTAGGACCAGTAACACCAATATGACC